ACAACATTGCCACCAATACGCGCACGACCATAAACAATCTTGCGAGAGTGAGCCGCCTCTCTTGTCATTACAGATCGGCCACCCATCTGAGCGCTTAAATTTAACTTAGGAGCAAGAGCGCGAGAGATAAGTGATAAACCTGCGCCAACAGCAAACGCAGTTAATCCGGTCATGCTAAACAGGGTTGCAAAAAATAAGCCTGATCCTGCTGCTGCTGCCGCACCTGCCGCTGCTGCTATTCCTGCTAATACTACTGTTGCCATTTTATTATCCTAAAAAGCATTTATGGTAAACGCGCTCAAGTAGGTTGAACCCCATACGCAGCATTAAATTGTCAAAAGGAAATTCTGTTTTCATGTTAAGCGTCATAAGAGAAACACCGTTTTTTTTGCAGTGTTTTTCTGCATAGTGGATAAGGTCTGAGCCTGTTTTGCTTTTTCTGTATTCTGGCTTAATGTAAATAACATCGGTTGACGCAAACGTATGGCTTTTGTGGTGAATGCTTTTAGCAATTAAAACAACACAGTAACCAACTAAATCGCCTTTATCTCTTGCGGTAAAAACACGCAATATATTGCACTGGTCAAGTACAGCGTATTGCTCCCAATCAGGGTCAAGTGCAATAGTGTTTTGATTAGGCTCAGTCTCTAACCAGTGCTTTTCAAGCAGTGGCTTTATGTCTTCTTTAACACTTCCAAGGGATTCGTGCGCTATATGCATAATTTATTATTATAATTCTATTGTTGGGTAAGGGTCTGGATCAGTAGTAGGGTCTGCCGATGATCCTGATGGCCGACCCCAGATTATTTGCTTCTGCACAATTGACGTTACAAACTCAAAACCCTTATCAGTCGGATGATCGATCTTTTGATCTTCTGCGGTGTATCGCCTAATCTTTGATCGTTCAAATGCGACTAACTTGTTCTCAACAGCAATGCTTATTGTTGAATAATTCCCTGCCTCTGCAATTGTCATCGTGTCCATAAACCCAGAGAATATAATCACCGGATCAGCAATTAATGAACCAGACTCGTTAAAAGCACCCAAACGAACGGTCAACTCTCGACCTTGGTAGTCTTGATCCTTTGCAATGGCTATTAATGACGTTTTAACGCCTGATAAACTGACGTTGATACCTGTGGCACTAATATCAGAAGTCTCTTTAATATCGCTTATAGACAGCAAGTCACCAAGCCCGGTATAGGTTACGCTGTCAAAACTTAGGTCGCCAACACCTGACCAGATGTTTAATTCAGAGGAATCAAAAACCATGTGTACCAGAAAGATCGGACGGACTACTTTGGCAACCGCCATTTCTTTCATGGCATTACTAAGAACCCTGCTCATAGAGCCTCAACACAAGCAAAGGTAAAGCCATAGACACTGGCCTCACTAATTGACCAACCGACATCGTTAGTAGCCATGCGCCAAAGCGATTTAGGGAGATTGTATTTGATAGGTTGAGAGGAGGTTACAGCTATCCGTAAAGGTGGCTGAAAGTTTAAGGTGGCCTCATTTGCCGCTTTATCTTCGGTGACGATGTAGAGATAGCCAAGCAGCTCAAAATATGTTCCGGCAGGAATAGCAGATGCAGCACCTGTTGCCAACTCTAAAGTTTCTGCCCTTATAGCGGCACTATTAACAGCGCCATTCGAAAGAGTGCTTGTATGTAGAGGATTGCCAAAAGTAAAAGTGCCGGATTGACCTTTAAGCGCGACGATAAATGCTTCAATTGATCGAGCCTCCGCATGATTTCTTAATGGCAAAGATACTTCTGCCTCCCACCTTGCTCCCTGGTGAACGGCTACTTGAGTATCTAAAGTGAAAGGTGATTCTGTAACTGAGGTCACTCTGTTTAGTCGCATTGACATATTCTTTATGCCAACGGAGGGAAAAGATAAAGGCATTAATTATGCTCCCGACATTGCTTTGGAGAAGTTCCCACCGCGCAATCTAGCGTCTGCAACAGCGCCTTTAGCGGCTTGGGCGATCTGAGGCATGAGTTGGACGATTTCAGCGCGTACGGTTTGCTGTACGCCTGTGGTGACATTGATAGTTTGTTGAACAATAATTCCTGAAGACTGACCTTTCGTGTGATCGATCACCGTTTCATTTGGGTGAAGAATGGCAGGGAATCCACCTTTTCCGTCTACGCCCGAAGAGCGTGAACCCATCCCGGTAAAGCCGCCACCCTCAAAAGAACCCACTGGGTTAGATGCGTTTGTGGTTGCACCACCGCCAAAACCTGCCGTAATAGCTCCAAAAGCCGCATCAACAATATACTTTTGAATTAGCATTTTAATTAAGCTATCAACAACAGATTTAGCCATTGCCTTCATAGCATCGGCAAAGTCAGCCGCGCCTGTGATTCCTGCGGTTAGCGCATCAGTTAAACCGTTTAATCCCTGCGTTGTAAAAGACTGAACTATCTCATCGGTATCCTTTACAGTGTCTTGCCAAGCCTTAAAAGCGAGACGAATATTACTAACAGATTCTGTGACCGTTTTAGTAAGGCCGCTACCATTACCGCCCCCCTCAATTAATTGAATTAAGTTAGCTATTTCTGTTCCAAACGCTTCAGAATCAATAATGTTTGACCAATCAATTGGTGAACCACCAGAAATATCATTTTCTATATTTTTAATTTTTTCCTGTAACTCTGAAAATCTTTTTGACAAATTTAAAACATTTACATCTAAACCTTTCATGCCTCCTAAATTACGAATGTCGGGAGTCTTTTGCATTATTAAATCTTGCATTGCCTGCCTAGCAATTTCAGCCTCTTTTCTAAACCCTTCAAGGTCTTTTGCGCGAGCTAACGCTTTGAATTGTGATATCTTTTGCCTAAAAAACTCAAAGCTTTTCCCAACATTAGTCATAATAGTGTCGAGAGATTTGACTACGCTAAGAGTCGCATTGAGAAATGATATTGCCATGTCTTGAGCAAACTTCTCAACGCCACCCTTTTCTTCAGCAATCTTTTTAAAAAACTCTGTAAACCTTTTTGTTAGCGATTCAATAGCAGGAGCAAGAGCCGCAACAAACTGGTCTTTCAATCCTTTACTAATTGCCTTTAGTCGGGTGATTGCATCGCTTGCATCCTCAACGCCCTTTGCGGCATCGCTAGACATTACAACGCCCAACGCTTTGGCCTCTCCAAGTAACTCAGAAAGACCCTCACGCCCTAGGCTAAGTGTGTTGACTAATGCAGCACCTTCACTGTCAAACAGCTTAAACGCTAATCTAAGGCGATCAGACTCAGATTTGACATCAGTAAACGCATCGGCAAGCACAAGCATTCTTTGGTCAAGCGGCATGTTGTTTAACTGTTGAGCGTTAATCCCTAACTCTTTGATCGCTCCTTTTGCTTCACCTGTCCCTTTGGCGGCCTCTGCTGTTCTTCGCGTAAACCTTTGGAGTGCCATGTCCATCGTTGTCGTAGCAACACCAGTGATCTCTGCTGCAAAACGTAACCCACTTAATGCCTCAGTGGTTGTGCCTATCTTAGATGCAGTCTTAGCTAATGAATCAGTTGCGTTTAAAGATGACTTAACCAGTAATCCGAACCCTGCTACCCCGGCAACACCGACCAAAGCAGTACGCATTGAAAAGACTGCGCCAGTGACTTTCTTTAAACCAGAGGTAACAGAGCTAAAACCCTTCTTGGTTTTATCTACTGCACTGATAATAATCTTGGTGTTTTCAGCCATCTTTCTCACTCATTATTTGGTAGTAGGCCATCCACTCGTTGAAGTGTGTGACGGACATTTGCTCTGCTTCTTCAATGCTCATATGCAAGCGATCAGCCAAGGACAACAAATTGATTCTTGATTGATCGCGTTTTAGTTTTTTGAGGCATTCTCTACAGATTGGACATCGGCAAACATTTGGTTAGCAATTTCAGATATGACTTGTGTCTCTTCACCCATGAGATCAATGCGATCCTCTGAGCTTGTGAACAGTCGATCACCTGACTCATCCATTGCTTTCATAAGAATTA